GTTAGTCCTAAAGCCATCTTTATTTAAATGATATTTTTATTATATAGCATCTTAAACGATTGACCATGTTTCACCATCACCAACTGTAACCGTGACTCCATTTTGTATAGTTATAGGGCCAAAACTTCCTGCGTTTTGACCATTTGAGATTGTATAGTTAGCTGTCACGGTTTGATCATTTTCCCAAAATATTTTATCATTGCCACCACCAGCAGCACCCGCACCAGCCTGTCCCCAGCTTAGATTTCCATTACCATCAGAAATTAAGGCATATCCATTAACCGTAGTGTCCGCATTAGGTAATTTCCAAACAACATTTGCAGCAAGAGTGTTAGGGGCTTTAAATCCTACATACTGACTACCTGCTGTAGAAGGTTCAGATAATCTTAATTCGTTCTGATTATTTAAAGTTATACCATCTTGATCCATAAATAGCTGCTCTGCTCCAGCACAAGCAAATCCTAATTGGTTTGCAGCTTTTCTAAATAAACCTAAATCTGGATCTCCATTAAAAGTAAGAGGTGGTGCAGTTTCACTTGCAGTACCATCAATTTTTAAAACTCCTGTAAGAGTCCCTCCTGTTTTAGGAAGTAAACCAAAATTTTCTTCATTTATACTACCAAGAGTTGTAAAATTATTAGATGTATTTCTAACTTTCATTAAATCGCCATCAGTCTTATAAAACCACATACCAGTAACGCATTGATCGGCAGTAAGATCTGCGTCTTGTGAATTATTAGATTGTATAGCCTCAAAAACCGCATTAAGGTCAATCCTTACGTTTTCTCCAGAAGCATTGTCTATAAAATAATTAGATACTGAAGTCACGATTTGTTACTCTTTTTTTTCATGTTAACCTCCTTTACCAAAACCAACAGCTATGTAGTTGAAACTTTTTATAATGGTAGCATTACTTGAATTTTTAAATTCAACTCTAAATCCTGTTGCAGTTATATTATCTAACACATAATAATCACCACTTGCCATATTTCTAGGTGAAATAGTAACGGTTGGAAGTGGTACAGGATGAGGAGAACCTTGAGTAAAAAATGGATTTGCATAAGTTATTGTTTTTGCTGTTGCCGTACCAGTACCATCTCCTGCGGTATCAGAAAACAATAGACCTGACTCCTCATCTCTTTTAACCATAGTTGCTGTATAACCTCCTTGTTGCAAGTTCATATTTTGAGCTATATCTGTTGTACTTAAAGAAATCTTAAATTGAAAACCTCTACCTTTAATTGCTCCGTTAGAAAAATCATTAAATGGTTTATTTGTAAAATCTGAATCGGCATAAGATGAGCCACTTGGAGCAGCACTTGTAGTCCTTACAGCTATCTTTGCATTTGCATTATTAGCTGTAGCACCATCAAAGTCATCCCAAGTATTTATTAAGTCTTGTCTATCATCAAACAAAGCACTTGGATAAAACCCAACTCCACTAAAATGCCTCTTTAAATTAAGCGTAAACACACCGCCTAAATCTAAAATGTCATTAAAACTATATGTTCCATTCATTCCCTTACGAACAGACACATCTCCAGATGTAGTTATTTTTTCACTTGATAATATTGTAAACGTATTTGCGTTAGTAACTGAAACAACACTATATCTCTTATTTTTTGCTTTACCAGTTGCAAAACTAAAATCAAAAGTTTCTCCGACAGCTAAACCATGAGAAGTAATATTGCAAGTTATAGTTTTACTATCAGCTTGTGTATAAGTGCCAGAGATTTCAGTTGTTGGATCGCTTAAAATTAAACCACCTCTAACTGAACTGTATTCTGTTCTATTAAATAAAGCACTTGTTGTGTTATTCCATGTAGGTGTGTCTGTATCTTCTCGATCTACTTTAACTACTACTTCATCTTGTATATCTACTAAAGATAATTCAGCTTTTGCTTCTTGATTACTAAAATTTCCTCTGTCATCTTGAAACTTAACAAGATATGTACCAGCTATAGCAGGTGCTATTACAGAGTTTGTGCTTCCAGCAACAGCCTCAATAATGTCTTGAGAAGACTGAAATGTAGCTGCACTTCCAGTTTTGTCCGTATGTCTTACATAAACTCTTCCGCCATGTAATACATCTAAATCTATAGTTTGATCGAATTGCAGTCTTACAAATTGATTATTTATTGGCTCAACACTTAAGTTTTGTACGTCATCTGGAATACCTGTTTTACCTCTAGTTGTTATTGTTTCTTCTAATGAATTACTTGATAATTGTAAATTTCCATTAAAAGGAGTTATTTCAATATCATATGAACCTGCTTTCGTATCCATTATTTCAAAGTCATTAGAATATACAGTTTGACTTATAAAATTATCTGCATCATCTTCTCCAGTTACAAATCTATAGCGTAATTGATATTGACTTACACCTTGAGGAGATTGAATTACACTACCATCTTGTGTTGTTATATCTCTTGAAGGCTCTTTCCAAGATAAAATCATCTTACTTCTTGCAACTCCATTTATTGATACGATTAATTCTTGCACCCTTAAGCCTGTTGGTGCATTTACATTTGTATTGAAATTATCATGTATTTGTCTTACAGGTAATTCAGTACCATCTTCTATAAAATCATATTTACCGCTTGCATAGGCTAATGCAGTTATTGCATAGTTAAATCCATCTTGCTCTTCTACTTGCACTACTCTATATAATCTTTTATATATTCCGTCATTGCTTGACAAAATATAAGCTGCACCTGCGTTTGGAGCAATAGAAAAAGCACTATTTACTGTTACTTGACTGCCATCTGAAGAGTAATCATCAATAAGTTTCTCTTCAACAGTTCCATCAGGTAGTACAACGCTGATTCTTGGTGTGCTATTTAAACTAGGCAGATAATTAGCAGTACCTCCGTCAATTTTTCCATCAATAGTAATAACTGTAGTTGTTGACGAAACAACTCTTCCACCTTTTCTAGTAGTTGTTCTAACAGGGTCGTCAATTTCTACTACACTACCAGGTCTAACTACAATTCCTGCATCTATAGATGTAGTAAAAGTGACCACTTCTGATTCAAACTGTTCTGCAAACAAAACTGCTCTACCAAGTCTTGCAGCTTGACCTCTAGATGTACATCCAAAAGCTTTAATGTTTTTTACTGTTATTCCAACACGAGCTTTTATTTCATCACTTGCTTCTACAACTTCAAAATCTATTTCTTTTGAATCCATATTTAAATATCCAACTTTTATAACGCTATGCCTAGTTTTAAGACTGCTACCAGAATAATTAAATCCAGCTTCTCCTACGTTTGATAAATTAAATAAATAACTTGGGGTAACGCTTTTGTCTTGACTTATTGTGATACTTCCTGCTGACCATATTGGCATACACCTCATTGCACCTGCTAATTCATTTATTACTGCAAACGCTTCTTTTGTACTATTGATATTTACATTACAAGCAAACCTAGCTTCTTTTCCATTAAAACCATCATCTACTAATTCATTAGAATATTTTGACGCAGCAATAAAGCTATATAAATCTACATTGCTATAAGTTGTAGCATCAGTTGATTGATCTGGTGCAATGTGATCTCCAAGTCCATATCTTTTGTTTATAAGTAAATCGAGCAAAATTAAACTAGGACACGTTGTCCATGCTGCTGCACCCATGCTTCCATCAAAGACGTAGTTATTGGGATATTTAACTCTCCCTGTTGCTGGATCAATTGAAACAGTCCCAGAGCTATTTGATGCTGGTATTTTTACTTTTATACCTCTTATTCTATACAAACGAGTTGGAACAGAATCAAATTCTATACTGTCTAAACGTAAAGCGAAATAGGCTGAGTTTCGATATCTATCACTTACATCAAAAACTTCTTGAATAGCTGCAAAACTAAACTCACTAAATTTTTTATCTGGTACAGGGTCAACTGAGTCTCTTAGAACTCTTACATCAACAGGAAACGAAGCACCATCTAATGAAATCCTATGATCTTTAGAATATACATCTGGAGTTCTGCCTTTTACTTTTGTATCTTTTCTTGTTACAAAATTACTTTGATTGGCATACTTAGTTTGGATTCTGTAATGAACAGTAAGTCCTTTTATATCACCATCATCTTCAAATTTCTGTAACTGAGGCCAAGTAAGAGTGACTATAACAGCATCAGGATTAAGGTTAGGACTTCTATCAGCTAATTGCTTTGTGACACTACCAGTAATTGAACCACGAACTTGAGCCACCCATGTAACTGTATTATCAGTAATTGTTTGATTAACTGATGCTGTTTGAAAAGCAGAAGGTTGACTTCCTCCGCTTGTACCTGCATTTGTACATTTAAAAACAATATCTACAACACCACTTGCTCTAACTATATTGTTAACTTTATATTTTTTATTAGCAGCCCAAGTTGTATGATTATCCGCATTTGATGGAGTTCCTCCAACGGTTTCTGGCGATCTAATTTCGTCAGC